ACTATTGCTCCAACTAAAATGATTACCTTCATTTCTGGTACTGCCGCACCTATTGCCAATATTACACCGCCAAGTACGATTGTTTCTTGTGGAGGTGGACAAATAACACTTTTACCAACCGCAGCATGGACAACAAACACAGCAGGTAACATTGCGTTATCGTCTACCGCTGTTGTCAGTAAAGCACTCATTATGACTTGGGATGGTATAACTAATAAGTGGTATCCTAGCTATTAAAATTACAATATAAATAGATTAAGGAACAAATAATAACATATGGAAATTTTTAAATTTAAATTTTTGAGGAATATCATGTCAAACATTGTAAAAGAAAATCTAATTCTAAATTTTGAAGCAAAGAAAGATCAAGGATCTTTTTGGTCTGATACATCAGGGCAACAAAATAAAGGAGTATTTGTTGGTTCACCAACATATTGTCCAGAAAATAAGGGATCATATAGTTTTAATGGTAATGGACAATATGTCAGATTATCACAAGATTTTATTGATGTCACAAAGGCATTTTCTTCGGTTTTTGTATTTAAAACAAAACTACCAGGAATAATCTTTGGTCAAACCGCAATCCCAGATTTTGATGCAGCAACAGGATATGTTCCAGCATTATATGTTGACACCAATGGAAAATTAAGAACTTCGTTTTTCTGGAATGAAAGTGTTGCTCCGGCAACATCAGAAATTTCGGTAAATGATGATAAGATCCATGTTGTAATTGTTGTGGTTGAAGATAACATTCAAAAAACATATCTAGATGGGGCATTGATCAGTTCTATAGAAATGAAGCAAAATCCATATTCCAATAAATATTTTTATTATGTTGGAGGCGGTAAGGTTGTAAATTGGGAGTTTGCTCCATATACAAATTACTTTTTTGGAAATATCTATAATGTTGCGTTCTATGATAAAGCATTGACTGAAAATGAAGTTACTAAAAATTATAAAGCATTAAAGAGATAATTTAAAAATCTGACTCATAAACCACATTTATACTTTATTTTAGATGTGGTTTATGATATAATTGTATTAATTTAAATCTAATTTTATGATTGTGGAAAAATTAGATTTAAATTAACCAATATAAATTAACCGGAATTGATTAATGTCAAAAGTAAGATCACGAGAAGAACTAAAAGACTATTGTCTTCGTAGACTAGGCTTCCCTGTCATTGAAATTAATGTCTCAGAAGAGCAAATTGAGGATAGAATTAGTGACGCATTTCAATACTATACAGAATATCATTATGATGCCATAGAAACAGTCTATTTAAAGCATTTAGTAACCGCACAAGATATCGCTAACAAATATCTAACCATTGATGATGGTATCATTAATATTATAAGAATTTTTCCATTATCTTCAACATGGACCAAATCGTACATGTGGGATATTCGATACCAACTACGACTCCATGAATTATGGGATTTCACATCGGTTAATCTAACTAATTATTCTATAACGATGCAGCATTTGAGAAGTTTGGAATTGATGTTTACTGGTGAAGTTCCAGTTAGATATCAAAGACATACAAATAGATTATATCTTGATTTAGCATGGGGAACGACAGAGTTACCAGAAGGATCTGTAGTCGTTGCTGAAGGGTATAAAATGATTGATCCAGAGTTATATACTGATGTTTATGATGATCGTATGGTAAAAAAATTAGCAACAGCATTCCTAAAAAGGCAATGGGGAGAAAATTTGCGAAAATTTCAAGGAATTTCTCTTCCTGGAGGTGTCACTCTAAATGGTGACAACATTTATGAAGATGCAGTTAGAGAAATAACACAAATTGAGTCTGAAATGCAGGATAAGTACGAAATTCCATGTCAATTTTTTATAGGATAAGGGAATGCCTACAAATCCGTTCTTTAATTTCTATAAAAACAAACCGGAACAAAATCTTGTTGAAGATTTGATCCATGAATCCATCAAAATGATGGGGTTTGATTGTCATTATATTCCAAATACCAATCAACAATCTAGAGATTTGCTTTTTGGTGATGATCCATTAAAAAAGTTTGATGTGGCATATCCTATTGAATGTTATCTTTCAAATTCGGTTGATCCTGGAATGAATAATGATTTCTTTTCTAAATTTGGACTAGAAATTAAAAACTCAATTAGAATTCAAATTCCAAGGAGAGCATTTGCCAAAAGAGTACCTCAAGATACTCACACAAGACCATTAGAAGGAGATTTAATTTATATTCCTTTCCTATCTGGTACGGGCGAACTTTATGAAATTAAATATGTAAATGATGCAGCAGATTTCTTCACATTTGGAAGAAAATATCCTTATTATTGGGAACTTGAACTAGAACTCTTCAAGTATTCACATGAAGATATTGAAACCGGAATTCCAGAAATTGATGTTGTTAATACGGATGATGCATATTCCATCATCTATACATTTGGATCTGGATCTGGAAATTATGTTTTAGGGGAAATTGTTTATCAAGGAACATCCATTGAAAATCCAATAGCATTTGGTAAAGTTCAAGAATGGGATTTACCAAACACTTCAATCAGATTGACCAATATTTCTGGAATGTTCTCAAATACTTCGTTAGTAATTGGAGCAACAAGTAATGCTAGATATTCAATTTCAACATATGATCCTATAAACGAACCTAAGATTGAAAATGCCTGGGACAATAAAGTGATTGAAGATGAAACCGATTTGTTTATTGATAAATCAGAAGTTAACCCATTTGGTCTACTATAATGTCTACATTAACACATTATCACAAAACACTAAGAAAAATTAATGCAGCTTTTGCTTCATTGTTTAATAATATAGTACTAATTCGCTATAATCCAGATGGATCGGAAAACCAAAGATTGATCGTACCTATTGAATTTGGAGATAAGGAAAAGTATTTAAAAAGATTGGAAGGAGATCCAGAACTCCACAAAAAGATTCAAGTTCTATTACCAAGAATGTCATATGAATTAACTGGATTTAAATATGATGCTAGTAGGAAATTAAATACAAACAATTTAAATTTTGCTTCTAGTTCATCTTCCGATAAGGTTTTATCGCAATACAATCCAATACCATATGATTTCAATTTTGCTTTAACCATCTATACAAGAACTGTTGAGGATGGAAATCAAATTCTTGAGCAAATCATTCCATATTTTACTCCAGATTATTCATTAAGATTGAATTTAATTCCAGAAATGAATATTACCAGAACAGTTCCAATAGTTTTGGATTCTGTTCAACAAATGATTGATGCTGATGGACCATTCAATTCTGAAGTTAGAACTGTCATGTGGACTTTAGGATTTAATGTTAAAGCATTTATTTTTGGAGCAGTAAAAGATTCTCCAATCATTACAAATAATGCTAGTGGGAATGGTGGAGTTCAAATAAATATAAGAACAAATTCTGGAAATAATATTTCGGATGAAAAGGATTTTGCTGGTGTTTGTTGTGAAGGTAATGTGTCCAGATCATTTATTATGTCTCCGACATGTAATAGAGATTATGCTCCGAATGAAGTTGTATATCAAGGAATAAACTTCAATAACGCATATGCTTCTGGTAGAGTATATAACTGGAACAATAAATCAAACACTTTAATATTAACACAGATATGTGGAGACTTTAGGTTAAACCAACCAATCGTAGGAACAGATACATTAACAATGAGAATACCGCAAGCAAATGCTGCAAATTCAGTCATTGAAATGAAAATAACAACAGTTCCGCAACCAAATACAGCAACAGCTAATTCATGTTGGGTAGCAAATACGACAATTAAAGAGTTTCCAAATACATAATTTTTACATTAATAATGAGTAGATTTGACAAGAACATGGAGGAATTCTTTGACGTTCCTCCATCAAATTCGGACAACCTTCCGGAAATAAAAGATTCAAACGAAGTAATTCCCCATGAAACTCTAGATGCGGATTTTAAAAAAGATTACGAAACCGCAAGAGAAAATTTCCATGAATTGATAGAGAAGGGGAAAGAAGCAATTGAAGATATTTTGGCAATTGCTAAAGATTCCGAAAAAGGTAGAGATTTTGAAGTTGCCGCAACATTATTAAAAACAGTAGTTGAAGCAAATGAAAAGATGATTGATTTACATAAGAAAATCCGAGATATTGCCAACTATTCGCAAGAAAGCGAATCTAAAACAACAATTAAAAATGCCCTGTTTATTGGTTCAACGACAGAACTCAGTAAGTTGGTAAAAGAATTGAATTCTAAAGATATAACACCAGATCAATGAGCATTGAATCTTCATATAGAGCAAATCCCCAACTTAAAGCAGAAGGGGTCAAAATTGAATTTACTCAAGATCAAGTTGAAGAGTATATAAAGTGCTCTCAAGATCCAATCTATTTTATTCAAAACTTCGTTAAGGTTGTTCATGTCGATCATGGAGTAATCCCATTCAAAATGTGGGATTTCCAACAAGACATGATTAAAACGTTCCACGAAAACAGATTCTCTATTGTTAAGTGTCCTCGACAGGTTGGTAAAACAGTATCTTCTGTAGCATATATTCTTTGGATGACTCTATTTAATTCCGATCAGAATATTGCTATTCTAGCAAATAAAGGAGATCTAGCACAAGAAATTCTTGATAGATATCAATTAGCATACGAAAACCTACCCATGTGGTTACAACAAGGGGTTAGGGTCTGGAATAAAAGATCTATCGAATTGGAAAATGGATCAAAGGTATTAGCATCTGCTACATCGTCAAATGCCATTCGAGGCGGCTCTTTTACTACAGTTTTTCTCGATGAATTTGCATTCGTTCCTCCAAATATAGCAGAAGGGTTCTTTACTTCAGTTTATCCTGTAATTTCATCTGGCAAATCCACAAAGATGATTATCGTATCAACTCCAAATGGTATGAATCTATTCTATAAGATGTGGACAGATTCCGTTTCAAATAGAAGTGAATATAAAAATTTCAGTATTCATTGGTCAATGGTTCCTGGAAGAGATCAAAAGTTTAAAGAACAAACTATTAAAAATACTTCAGAGAGACAGTGGCAACAAGAATTTGAGTGTAATTTCTTAGGATCAACCAATACCTTGGTATCTGGAGAAAAATTAGCATCCTTGGCATATCAAAGTCAAGTCGGAAAATATTCCGACATGATAATATATGAACAACCAGTAAAAGACACTATTGATGATGATACTGGAGAACCTCTAACAAAAGATCATTTATATGCTATAACAGTGGATGTTTCTGAAGGAAAGAATCTTGACTATTCTGCGTTTTCTGTTTTTGATATTTCTGGAATGCCATATAGACAAGTTGCTGTATATAGAAATAATACCATTGCTCCGATGCTTTTTCCATCAATAATTAAAGCATGTGCGGAATATTATAATAATGCTTACGTCTTGATTGAAATAAATATGAATCCCCAAATTGCAGATATTCTTTCTGAAGATTTAGATTATGAAAATGTTTTAAGAGTATTTACTGGGAATAAGAAACCGCAGACATTATCAATGAAAGGGGGAAGAGGCATTGCCCAAGGATTAAAAATGTCTCCTTTGGTGAAGAGAATTGGATGTTCAACATTGAAAACTCTTATTGAAAATGATAAATTAATTATTAGTGATTTTGAAACCATTTCCGAAATGACAACATTTGTTCAAGAAGGTCCATCATACAAAGCGGAAGAAGGATGTAATGATGACTTAGCGATGACTTTAGTTATATTTGGTTGGTTAGCAACCCAAAAATTATTTAAAGAAATTGTTGAACATGATTTAAGAAAACAATTACAAATTGAAAATTTTGATTTTATTGAAGATGAAATGTTGCCAGTATTGGGACCAACAACAGGACTTGAAACAAAACATTTCATTGAAGATGGGGCAGTTTGGGTTGAAACGACATCATCAGATCCATACAGACAAATTTTTAATGAGTTGTTTAGAGATGGCAATGACATAAAAGAAAACCAAAATGAATTCTTCTAAATAGATTTATCGTCAAAAACTTGGTTTTACTAAATAATTAAAAGAAAGCACATATTTTTTAATTAGGAGATTCACATATGGCGATTTTAAATCAATTAAGTCCAGGTGTTGTAGTTAACGAAGTTGATTTAACTACTATTGTCCCTGGCGTTTCAACCTCAAGAGGGGGATTTGTTGGTCAATTCAATTGGGGTCCAGTATTAGAACCAAGATTAATTGATAATGAAACTGGTCTAATCAACACCTTCAATCTTCCATTTGATAGTTCACTAAACTCTTTTGTTGGAACATCATTCTTCTCTTGCGCCAACTTCTTATCATATTCATCAACAATGTTTATTGTTCGTGTTGTTGGTAATGGAGCAAAGAATGCTGGAGCAAACTCCAACAATACTATCGCAATCAATAACGAAACGGCATTTGAAACCACATATCTTTATGCCAATAACAATAATTCTTTTGGATCATTTGTTGCGAAATATCCAGGACAACTAGGAAATGGACTAAAGATTTCTGTATGTTCTGATAAAAATCAATTTGCTGATGCGAATGGCGTTGGAATCTGGAGCTATGCCGGATACTTTGATAATGCCCCAGGAACTTCAGATTATGCGAAAACTCTTGGATCTGCTAACGACGAAATGCACATTGTCGTTGTTGATACTCTAGGACGTTTTACTGGAGTCGCAAATACAGTTGTTGAAAAGTTTTCATTTGTTTCTAAGGCACTTGATGCTGTTGGGGTTGATGGACAAAGTTCATACTATAAAAACGTATTGGCACGCAATTCACAATATGTATACGCAGTTGATCCTGTTGATTTTGCAAATACAAAGGCAACTTGGGGAACAGCAACATATTCAACTCCTTCTTATGCCATAACAACAAACCAAACTGTTCAATTAGGTGGTGGATCTGATGGATCTACACTAACAGCTGGAAATATTGAATCTGGTTGGGATTTATTTAAGAATAGAGATACCTATGATGTTTCTTTTATGGTTATGGGTGCAGCAACGGACATTTCAGTAGCAATTCCAAAATATGTTATTGATAATATTGTAGATGGTTCTTCAGCATCTTCACCAATTCAAGGTAGAAGAGATTCTTTAGTATTCCTATCTCCAAGATTCTCTGATGTTGTCAATCAACCTGGACAAGAAGCAACAAACATTGTTAATAACTTCTTAATTGCTCTAGATAAAAGTTCTTCTTATGCGGTTATGGATTCTGGTTGGAAATATCAGTATGATAAGTATAACAACATTTATCGTTGGGTTCCATTAAATGCCGATATTGCTGGACTATGTGCCATTACTGACGTTCTAAGAGATCCTTGGTGGTCACCAGCAGGTTTCACCAGAGGAAGAATTAAGAACGTAACCAAGTTAGCATGGAATCCAAACCAATCTGAAAGAGATTTCATTTACCCACGTGGTGTAAATCCGGTTGTTTCTTTTGTCGGTGAAGGTCCAGTTCTATTTGGCGATAAGACTCTACAAGCAAAACCATCTGCATTTGACAGAATCAATGTTCGTAGATTGTTCATCACTCTAGAAAAGGCAATTTCTAAAGCATCACAATACTCTCTATTTGAATTTAACGATTCATTTACCAGAGCACAATTCGTTGCTACAATTGAACCTTATCTAAGAACTGTTCAAGGTAGAAGAGGAATCTACGACTTTAAGGTTGTTTGTGACGAAACTAACAATACTGGAGATATTATTGATCGTAACGCATTTGTTGGTGATATCTATATCAAACCATCACGGTCAATCAACTTTATTCAGTTAAACTTCGTTGCGGTTAGAACTGGAGTTGAATTCTCAACAGTAATTGGACAATTCTAAAAGTATAATAGTATGAAATTAGATAGGTCAAGGTTGAAATATACCTTGACCTATTTTTTTATTCAAAAATTAATTTGTTATAAATACTGTTATTAAAAAAATATTTATTATCATAAGGAGAATAAAATGGCTTTTAACATCAATACTTTCATTACAAATATGAAAAATGATGGGTTTCGTCCTAATTTGTTTGAAGTTACTATAACTTTACCAACTGGAACCCCATCAAATCAATTTACATTTAAAGCAAAAGCAACCACAATTCCTGGATCATCTATAGGAACCGCGCCACTTTTCTATTTTGGTCGCCAAGCAAAATTTGCTGGTAATAGACAATTTGATAACTGGCAAGTTAATGTAATCATGGATGAAGATGATTTTGCTTCTTCCGGAACAAGAGGAATGTTTGAGCAATGGTCTTCTTTAATTAACAGTCATGTTAATAATGTAAGAGACACAAATTTTACACAACCAAATGGATATCATGGCGAAGGAAGAATTGTTCCTTTCGGTAAGGATGGAAGACAGTTAAATACTGTATATACAATGTCAGGATGTTATCCGATTGATATTGGCGCAATGCCTTTAGATTGGGGTAATAATGATGCCATTGCCGAATTCCCTGTTACATTTGCAATGCAATGGTGGACCAGTTCAGCAAGCGTAGTATAATATATAATAGATGGTTGGAGATATATTCTCCAACCATTTTATTTTAAAGGAAGTAAATATGGCATTTAATATCAGTTCATTTTTAGGGAATATGATTGGCGATGGACTTCGCCCAAATCTATTTGATGTTAGAATGATAGTTCCAACCGGTGGAAATCTCCAAGATTTTACATTTAAAGCAAGAGCAACATCAATTCCATCATCATCCATTGGGGTCGCAACAGTCTATCATTATGGAAGAGCCATAAAACTAGCTGGTAATAGAACTTTTGATAATTGGGCAGTTACTGTACTTTTGGATGAAAATGATTTGGGTCCAGCAGGAACCAGAGGAATGTTTGAGAGATGGTCATCTTTTCTAAATACTCAAGTAACTAATACAAGATTAGCAGTTGCGCCATTAACTTATATGGGAAACGCAGAAATAGTTCCCTATGGTAAGGCTGGAATACCACTACCAAGTTATTTTATGGATTTTTGTTTCCCAATTGATGTTGGTGCTGTCAATTTAGATTGGGCAGATAATGATAGAGTTGCAGAATTCACCGTCACATTCGCATACCAATGGTGGAGAAGCGTTTCCGCAACATATTAAATATATAATGTATACATTTTGAAAAAGGAAAACTAAAATTATGGCAGAAAAAAGTAGATTTAATATCTTTGGGTTCCAAATTGGAAAAAAAGATAAAGATGGAAATGATCAATCGGTTCAACCATCATTCATACCACCATCAAATGAAGATGGGGCATATACTGTCACATCAGCAGCCCAATTCGGCACTGCCGCAATTGATATGGATGGTTCTGCAAAAAATGAAATTGAATTAATTACAAGATATAGAGAAATGGCGATGCAACCGGAAGTTGAATCTGCCATTGAGGATATTGTAAATGAGGCAATTGTCAGAGATGATGACGGAAAGAGTATTGAAATTATTTTAGATGACTTAAAACAACCAGACAAGATTAAAAAAGCAATCTCCGACGAGTTTGAAACTATTATCAAACTTCTGAATTATTATAATATGGGATCAGATATCTTCCGTAGATATTATATTGATGGAAGATTATTTTACCATGTTGTAATTGATTTACAAAACCCACAAAAAGGTATTCAAGAATTAAGATATATTGATCCAAGAAAGATCAAAAAAGTTAGAGAAATAAGAAAACAAAAAGATACTACAACAGGTATTGAGGTAGTTACTCAATCCACTGAATATTTTGTTTTTTCCGATAAGATGACTACTGGGGCATCAAGTCCAATGAGTTCTACTGTTGGGGGAGTAAAAATTGCTCCAGATTCAATCATTAATGTTAATTCGGGATTGATGGATTCAAGAAGAGGTATGATACTATCATATCTTCACAAAGCAATCAAACCTTTGAATCAATTAAGAATGATTGAAGATGCTGTCGTTATTTATAGATTGAGCAGAGCCCCAGAAAGAAGAGTATTCTATATTGATGTTGGGAATCTACCAAGAATTAAAGCAGAACAATATGTTCGTGATATCATGACCAAGTATAAGAATAAACTTGTTTATGATGGACAAACTGGTGAAATTAGAGATGATAGACGACATTTGGCAATGACAGAAGATTTTTGGATGCCAAGAAGATGTCTTTCTCTTAATACAAAAATAAAATTGTTAGATGGTAGAGATGAAACTTTAGAAAATCTAATCAAAGAATTTGAAGAAGGAAAACAAAATTGGACTTATTCAGTTGCTCCAGATGGATCTATTGTTCCTGGAAAAATTTCTTGGGCAGGAATTACTAGAAAAGATGCTAAAATTGTTAGAGTTGAACTTGATAATGGTGAATTTATTGAATGTACTCCAGATCATAAGTTTATTTTAAGAGACGGATCTTTATGTGAAGCACAAAATCTTAATGAAAACCAATCGTTGATGCCATTATATACCAGAAGAAAAGAACTTTCTTCAAAGTATAGTGGAATTTATGGTCAAGTGTGGAACAATAAATCTGAAAGATGGAATTTTACTCATAGATTGATTTCAAATGCCGTTAATGGCGAAAAACAAATAAATGAAGTTGTTCATCATGTAGATTTTAATCGTTACAACAATAATCCAGAAAATCTAAGATTAATGGATAAATTAGAACATTTCAATTTACATTCTGAACAAGGTACAAATGCTCATAAAATTTCTGATACAGAAGAGTGGTATAAAAAACTTTCAGAATCTGGAAAAATTTTCTTTAAAACGGAAAGGGGCGAACAAAGAAAGAAAGAAATTTCGACATTCAATCTTTCTGATGAAAGAATAATCAATGGATTGGAAAAAGGAAGAAATACCATAGAAAAAATAAGATCTTCTGATAAAAAAAACCTATCAAAAGATGAATATTATAAAAAATGGATTAATTTAACTCCATTATTGGAGCATAATGAAAAAACAAGAGTAAAGAAAACTTCATTTGATTTTGATGTTATAAAAGAACAAATTGACAAAGTTTTTTATTCTAAGGTAAAACGACAGGACATTGTATCTTCTATACAAACAATTTATCCAGAATTTAAAAATTTAACATTAACAAAATTTTTAAGAATTTATGGATATAAAAATTTATCTGAATATTTAAAAGAAAATTATGGGGATGAATATAAAAGAGGTTGTAATTTCAATCATAAAGTTGTTTCAGTAACATTTTTAGAAGAAAAACAAAATACAGGAACATTAACCATTGATGAAAACCACGAAATTCATGGATATCATAATTTTGGATTAAGTTGCGGAATTTTTGTAAAGAATTCAGATAACAAATCTACAGAGATTACAACGCTTCCGGGCGGGTGCTTTTCAATGGATACAAAAGTTT